GACGGGATGGCGGCCCTGTCGGATGCGATCTGTATGCGACACAACTACTACGAGGAAATGGCCGGACAGCTGGCCAACAAGAGGTGAAGAACATGGGACTGATTGACAGGCTGTTTGGCCGGGCGCCGAAGAGTGCGCCGACAGAAGGGCGGTTTCAGACGCTGACGGCCTACTCGCCGGTGTTCACCAGCTGGGGCGGCCAGATCTACGAGTGCGAGCTGGTGCGGTCGGCTGTGGACGCGAAGGCCCGGCACATCGGAAAGCTACAGTACCGGATGCAGGGAACGGCCCGGACGAAGCTGTACACGGCGACGAAGTCGGCGCCGAATCCCTGGTACACCTGGCCTCAGTTCCTGGAGCGCTGCAGCAATATCTACGAGGTGCAGAACAACCTGTTCGTGGTTCCGCTGCTGGACGACATGGGCGAGGTGACCGGGTACTTCCCGGCGCTTCCTTCCACCTGTGAAGTGGTCGACAGGAGCGGGGAGCCTTACCTGAAATACACCTTCGTCGGTGGCCAAAAACGGAGCGTAATGCTGCGGCGGTGCGCGGTGATCACGAAGCACCAGCTGAAGGACGACATCTTCGGAGAGAAGAACACGGCCCTGATGCCCACCATGGAGCTGGTGAACATGGTCAACCAGGGAATCATCGAGGGCGTCAAGAACGGCGCCACCTACCGATTCATGGCTCAGTTGGTCAGCAAAGCGTTTGACGAAGATCTCCGGAAAGAGCGGGAACGCTTTGATCGGAACAACTTCCAGACCGGAGGCGGCGGCCTGCTCCTGTTCGGGAATCAGTTCTCGAACGTCCAGCAGATCAAGCAGGACGGGTACAAGGTGGACGCGGAACAGCAGAAGCTGATTCGGGAAAACGTCTGCAACTACTTCGGGGTGTCTGAGAAGGTCATCCGCAACGAGGCGACCGGCGACGAGCTGGACGCCTTTTATAATGGCGCGATTGAGCCCTTCGCGATCAAGTTGAGTGACGCGCTGACCCGTATGGTGTTCTCCGAGCGGGAGCGCAACTGCGGGAACGCCATCACCTTCGCGGGCGACCGGCTGCAGTACATGAACATATCCAGCAAGATCTCCATGGCCCAGCAGCTGGGGGACCGGGGCATACTGACAATTGACGAAATCCGGGCGCTGTTCAATTATGAACCGCTTCCGGATGGCATCGGCCAGCACGTACCGGCCCGGGGTGAGTACTACTTTGTGGACGAAGGGAAACAGAACCAGAACGGAGGGAACAGCGATGAATGAGAACAAGCGCGAAGGGCTGAGCGGGTGCGTGCAGACGCGGGCCTTCAGCTTCGAGGTCCGGGCCGAAGAGAACGAACAGCACGGCACCTTTATCACCGGGACGCCGATCGTGTTCGACCAGGCCACGGACATGGGCTGGTACCAGGAGACGATCGACAAGGACGCGCTGAACGAGTGCGACCTGAAGGATGTCCGGTTTTTGGTTGGACACAATACCAGTATGATCCCGCTGGCCAGAAGCCGGAACAACAACGAGAACAGCACCATGCAGATGGTCGTCACTGACCGGGGCATGGAGATCCGCGTAGACCTCGACACCGAGAACAACGCGGAAGCGCGGGCGCTTTACTCCGCAGTGAAACGTGGAGACATGAGTGGGATGTCTTTCATGTTCATTGTGGATGGCGATAGCTGGGAAGACATTGACACGGATTACCCAAAGCGGACGATCATGAGCATCCGCAAGGTGTTTGAGGTGTCTGCGGTTGCCTTCCCGGCATACGAGCAGACTGACATCCAGGCAGCTTCCGAAGGTCAAACGCTGGACAGCGTGCGGGCCTCACTGGAGAGTGCAAAAGCGAAGCTGGCGGAGGAGCGGGCTGCACAGGCTGAGACGGAGCGCCGGACGGCGCTGCTGGAGCGGCTGGAAAATCTGACCAAGGAGGTCAAACACGATGAAGTTTGACGAAATGAACGGCGAACAGCTGGAGGCTCGCCTGGCGGAGCTGAAGGAAGAGACCAGCGAAGAGAAGCGGGACGCGCTGGACAATGACGCCCTGGAGGCCCGGATCACAGAGATGGAAGCCATCCAGAAGGAAATCGAAGCCCGCAAAGACGCCGCTGCCGAAGAGGCGCGGAAAGCTGAAGAAGCCGCCAAGATGGACGGCAAGAAAATCACCGAGGAGGACAAGAAAATGGAAAATCGTTTTGCTGTAAATTCCCCCGAGTACCGGGAGGCGTTCCTGAAAAACCTGCAGGGCAAGGAGCTGACCGCTGAAGAGCGTACAGCTGTCGTGGCGTCCGCCGCGATCCCCACCGAGACCGCCAACAAGATCTGGGGCAAGATGGAGCTGTACCCGATCCTGAACGCCATCGACGTGATGCACATCCCCGGCAACGTGATCCTGCCCGTGGAAGGCACGATCAACGCAGCGGCCGTGGTTGCCATGGGCACCGCTGCCACCGACGGCGCTGACACGCTGACACCCGTTTCCCTGGGCGCATACAAGCTCATCAAAACGGTGGAAATCACCGCCGATGTCAAGGCCATGGCTGTTCCCGCTTTCGAGGACTGGCTGGTTGACCGCCTGGCCAACAAGCTCTTCCGCCTGGTGGCTGCTGAAGTCGCCGCCGGCACCGGCACGAACGAGCCCACCGGCCTGGCCACTATCACGGCCACCGGCACCTACACCAAGGCCGCGATCACCTACGCCGACCTGCTGACCATCATCGGCAGCCTGCCGGCGGAGTATGATCCAAACGCCTGCTTCGTCATGAGCCGCGCGACCTTCTACGGCAACGTGCTGAACGTGACCACCACCCAGAAGCAGCCTGTGGTCGTTGCGGATCCCCAGGCGCCCGCGAAGTACAACGTGTTCGGCTTCCCGGTGATCATCGAAGACGGCGTCGGCACCGACATCATCTTCGGCGACCTGAAGGAAGGCTATGTCTGGAACTTCGCCAAGGACGTCGAGGTCGAGAGCGACGCTTCCGTGGCCTTCCGGACTGGTTCCACCGTGTTCCGCGGCATGGCCCTGGGCGATGGCAAGCCCACCGGCGTCGGCCTGGTGCGCTACACCAAGGCGAACGCCTGATCGGATAACGACACACACAGGGGCGGGGGCTTCGGCCTCCGCCTCTTAACTTTGCGAGGTGAAAACGATGCTTAGTGAATGCAAGCTGGCGCTGCGGGTGACGGCCGTCCAGTACGAGCCGGAGCTGTGCTCCCTGATGGACGCAGCGGCCAAAGACCTGACCATCGCCGGCGTCGTGCTTCCGGGCACGGTTTCCTTCGCGGCGACGGACAGCGGAATGCAGGACAACTCGACCCTGACGGACGCGCTGTGCATGAGGGCCATCTTTACGTACTGCCGTGCCCATTTCGGGAGCCCGGCGGACTACGACAAGCTGGTGGAGGCATACGAAGTCCAGAAGGTGCAGCTGATGCACGCGGGAAGCTACACGGATTACGAAGGCGGTGAAGCCAGTGCTGAAGGCTGACGTCATCAAGCTGATCAAGGTGAACCCGGAAGCAGCAGGCGTCGGAACAGAGCCGGCGGAGACCCAGCGGACGGTGTTCTGCACGGTGCGCTCCATCGGAATGCAGGAAGCCTATCAGGCTATGGGGCAGGGACTGAACCCGGAGTTCCGGGTGATCCTGGCGCATGACTTCGAGTATGAAGGCGAGCGGATCTGCGAGCTGGGCGGGGTACGGTACGACATCCTGCGGACCTATGTGACAGAGACGGACGGGATCGAGCTGACGCTGCAGAGAGTGGCGCGGAACGCGAAACCCGTACCGGCGACTGAGGGGGTGGGCTGATGCCGCGTGAATACGAGGCGCTGCTGGCAGCGCTGAGGCTGACGGACATCCCCTTCGCGGAATACGGCTGGAAGAACCGGCCGGAAGGCATCTACGGCGTCGTGGGGCTGGACTTTGAGAACCCTTCCCTGGACGGAGACGGACAGAAGGTGGACAGGAGCTGGAACGCCAGCGTGGACGTCTACTTCCCCCGGCTCGCGGACCGGGAGGGCGTGATCGAGACCATCGAGGAGGTGCTGGCGGAGATCTGCGGGCCCTCCTGGGAGCTGAATTCCAGCCAGTACGAGACCAGCACGGGGCTTTTCCATCTGGAATGGACCTGTGACCTGCAGGACGGTGGAAAATGATGGCCTACACCATGAAGACGGAAGGCATGGACGAGATCAGCAAGATGCTGTCCAAGCTGGGCGAGAGCGCCCAGGCGGCGGCCTCCGCCGGGCTCTATGAGGGCGCCGGTGTGATGGCCGGAGAAATGGCGGCAGGCGTTGCAGGGATCAAGACATCGCCTTTCAAGTACACCGTGTTCGGCACACGGGCCCCGTCCCCTGAGGAAAAGGCAGTACTCGAGGGCGCGGTCGGCATTGCGAAGTTTGATAAAAACGGGTCCGAGGTGGACACGTCTGTCGGCTTCGCATCCGCAGGATACGCGGAGGTGGCCGGGCGGCGGAAACCCATCGCCCAGATCGCCAACGCCATCAACTCGGGCACGAGCTTCATGCAGAAGCAGCCATTCGTCCGGAAGGCCGTACGGGCCGGAAGCAAGAAGGCGGAGGCGGCGATCGTGGCCGCCATTGAAAAACGGATTGATGAAATAACCAAGTAACGGAGGGAAACAGAATGAAACCGAATGTTGGCATGGTATACCCTGTTGCGGCGCCCGTGTCTGCATACGTTCCCGGGACCAGCATCACCTACGGCACAGGCCTGGTGGTGGACGAAGCCCGGAGCGCTACCCTGAACTGGGAGCGGGCGGACGGCCACTTCTACGGCGATGACGTGGAGCTGGACAGCGACAACGGCATCCTGGGCTATACGCTGGACTTCGAGCCCACGGGCCTCAAGAACAGCGTCCGGGCGGCCCTGCTGGGCGAGATCAAGAACAGCGATGAGTACGAGATCACCGACGACGCGGCCCCGGATGTGGGCTTCGGCTATATCCGCGTGATGCGGGAGGAAGGCGCGAACGGCGTCGTCAAGACCACGTACGAGGGCTGGTGGTTCCACAAGCTCAAGTTCAGCGTCTCCAACGAGGAAACCCGTACCAAGGAGCGCAACGTCGAGTGGCGGACGCCCACCCTCAGCGGCAGCGGCTCCGGCGTGCAGCTGGACGCGACCGGCAAGATGAAGTTCGCCGTGCATCAGGATTTCGAGACCCTGGCGGCTGCGAAGACCTGGCTCAACACCAAGGCGAGCATCAGCTGACGGCACACACGGGGGCGCTCTCATGTGCAGGGAGCGCCTCCGCTTTTTTGACAGCGAGAGGAGATAAACGGAGATGGCGAAGGTAATACTGAAGGGGCGGGAGATCCCGCTGCTTTATACAGTCTACGAAATGAAGCAGGTGCAGGAGGAGATCGCTCCACTGAGCCAGTTTCAGTACATCATATTCGGCCGGAACCCGGACGCCCCGGAGGATCCCAGCCGATATGCCGGGGCGGAACACCTGGGCGCGGTGGCGAAGCTGATCCGGATCCTGGGGAACGCGGGCCTGGAGGAGGCCGGAGAGGCGCCGGATCTGACGGACAAGAAGGTGCTCCGGTCGCTGCGGCCGGTGGACCTGGTGGAGGCGGTGAACGCCTGCATGGCGGCCATGAACGAGGGGATGGCCTCCGAGATTCCGGAGAAGAAGCCGGAGGGCCCGGTGGACGTGACCCTTGAGGAAATGAACAAAAAAAAAGAGAAGGAAGCCTGACCTACCTGATGGTGGTGTCCTGGGGACTGATCGCGGGGCTGACCCTGCAGGAGGTGCACCGAATGCGGCCGGGGGCGGTCATGGATTTGTATATCTACCGTCGTAACTACGACGATCAACAGCATTGGATAACGAGGGAGTGAGAGCATGGCAGGCGTGAACGTCAAAATGGGGGTTTCCGGTGTATCGCAGTTTAAGACCGCGATGCGGGAGGCCCAGGGCTGTGTAAAAACCCTCGACCAGGCGCTGAAACTGAACGAACAGCAGTTCAAGGCTACCGGTGACGCTGAAAGCTATATGCAGCAGAAGGCGGAGCTGCTGAAGTCCCAGATCGAGAACCAGAAGAACGTGGTGCTGCAGGCGGAAAACGCGCTGCGGGCCATGTCCCAGCAGGGAATCAATCCGGCCAGTACGGCATTCCAGAAGATGCAGCAGGAAGTGCTGAAGGCACAGGGCGAGCTGCTGGGGATGCAGACGGACCTGGAGAACATCGGGGTGGCCGGGGAGACCGCCCAGAACGGCGTCAGCGGCATGAACTCCCAGCTGCAGCAGATCGGGAAGGGCGTCAGCTGGCAGAACGTCACGGACGGGCTCAACAAGATTAACACCAGTATCGGCAAC